CCTTATATCGATGCATTACTTAAAAATATTGATTTAGATCCATGTTCTACATATGATGCTAATAATCAATTTTTGAGAGCAACAAAAATATATACATACGAAATAGATGGTTTAAATATTGAAGAACCTTGGACTGGTAAAACATATTTGTTCCCACCTACGTTTGGACGCTGTTCTTTTGCAGAAAAAAGAGGAACTTGGAGATGGAGTTTATCAGCAGGAAAAGGGGCAAAAGCTCCCTCTGTTATTTGGTTTAGGAGATTGCTTAGAGAATGGAAACTAAGAAATATACCAGAGGCTTTATTTTTTACTACTTATCCTGAAATGATTAGAACGTGTCCAGAAATGTGGGATTTTCCAGTATGTGTACCAACTGACAGAGCTAATCTAATACATGGCAATAAGTTTGAATGTCTTGAATCACCTATCAGTTGGGGATATTTTGTATACTTACCTGAAATTAATTTAGGTTTTAATCAATCAGAAAGATTTAAAAATATATTTTCACACATAGGTAAAGTTATTTGTTAATCAATCATTTGTCTAGGAAAATTCATGTCCCTAAGTTGACCTATATAAGTTTTTAAAAAATTTTTTGAACTATTATCATCCACACCAGGTCTAACTCCTCTCCTGTCTGGACTTATATCGGACTTTGTATCTAACGACTTATAAAATCTGTAACGATTGTCAACGTCGTAACTTTGGGTAGACTGAGGTTTCATAGGTCTATTCTATTGGAGATTAACATGACAATGAATGAAACAGAATTAAAAATTAGTGGTGTTTGTGATGATATTAAAGAATTACTAATCCATAAAAATAGAAAATATGGTAATTCTGCTTTAAAACCTAATCGAATTTTCAGTAAATGTTCTGCTACAGAACAACTTTTAGTTCGTATTGATGATAAATTAAATCGAATTATGAAAGGAGCTGGACTGTTGGCTACAGATGAAGATGTTGTGAATGACCTTATTGGATATTTAGTACTGTTAAAAATAAGTATGGAATCAGATAAACACAATGACATCCATGAAATCGCAACATCAATCTATGGCAAAGGATTTAAATCAGAAAATGATATCCTCGACCATGCCAGAGACTTCGATTAATTACAAAGAATTTGAAAAAAATTATAGTAGAGAACTTTTATTAATGGATTGTTTGGATTGGCTTAAGGATCGACCTTACGACGCAAAGGAGATCCTAGACCACTTGGAGTACTGTTCCAGTATCGAAAAAACTGACGAAGTATCTCCCCAGATGGATCAAGTTCTTTAAGTTTTTTTTCTAAATACTCAATACCTTTAATTTGTGTGGCAGAACCATTATAAGTTTCTGCAATATTTAATAAACAAACCTTAGCGTGGCATTTATGACGATAGAAGGTCGGTATCTCTTTATCTGGTGCAAAGTACATATCAAGCTCTGTACGCCTTCTAGCGGTCATTAGATCGCCTCCTGACATCCATATACGATTTATATAGGGACTCCACTCTTTTATTATTTTATTTTTAGATCCATAACTATTTATTAAATCAAGCAATCGACAAGATTTAAACGAACATATACCAATACTATGAGCAAAACTAAGTAAAGCTGCTCTTTTATTCTTGTTTAAATTTACGAAGATATATTTTTCAGCCTCTTTAGAGAAACTTTTTAAATCACTATAAAACTGTTTATCAATATCCTCTTGTGATGCTTTATCATCAGCATCTAGATAGTGATCATCAATAATTTCACTTCCATAACCTATCTTCCAAACACTTTCACCAAAATCTTTATAGGCTGCATATCTTCCCATTCCTAGATAAGTTCTAGGTACAGTGTATTTTTTTGTTAATTGATAACCTTTTTCAGTAAATAATGAATACTTATGGGACGACAACAGATCCGTTATAGCTTACTTCAGAATACCCATCTAGTTCTAAAAGCACAACATAGTTCTTAGCAGCGTTAGTAACTGTAACACCTACAGCTCCTTTCCCCTTACCTGCTTTAGCTATATCAAAAAATTTATGATAACCACTAGGAGCAGATCCTGTTGCAAATGCATCTTCTTGAAATATCTGTATTGTGTTTACACCTTCAGATCTGTCAATAGTTACTTTAATATCTCCTGTACTACTTGGATTTACCCTAAATCCTCTGACAGCATCACCCTTGTTGCCTGCTGCTGTAGGACCAAGATAAGTAACCTCTGATCCAGCATCAACACTGAATTTATCTAGAGTTGCCTCAATTGTTCTTGTAGCCATGTTTCTTAAGAAATTTGCCCTTCAGTAGAGAGCTGGAATTGAATGTTGGCATCAATGCCGTGATCCTTCATAATGCCATAAAACATCTGACGATCTAATGCTTTTTGATGTAAAAGCTCGATAAATGCCTCTTCCAATTCTACTCTATCTAAAGATTGTATTGCCAAAGACGCAGCATGAATGGAAAATTCAACATTTGTCGGAAGGTTAAGATCCATATAAATAAAAACCTTTATACATATAGTACCAACAGTGAATTAATGAGCAATTAATTTACTTTATCAGAATCTGTACGTGTCAAGAAAAGAGTCCCTACCCCATATGTACCACCAAATAAGATAATAAAACTGACAGCAACTACTTCCATAATCTAATTTCACGTTTAAAATCATTTTAGGACTACTGAAACTTTCAATTGGACACTGAATATATACTTAAAAGCTTCATGGAATGTGCCTTAAGTGGTGCGAGCAAGACTCAAGTAATACGTGAATTTAAAAAGAGATTTAACTTAGATGATGATGACATTAATTATTTAATAGATTGTTGTTCTTTTAAGAAAAAACCTAAAAAAATTAAATATTTAGATTTTTATAAAAATAAATTAACCACTGAGTGTGAAAGAATAAAGTATCCATTTACTCAAATATATAAATATGAAAAATTTCTCACTGATGATGAATGTTCTGACATGATTAAATTTATTAATACTCGTCTTACAGACTCTACAGTTGCAGATCCAGATGATTCATGTCTTGTAAATGACTACAGAACTAGTCAGTCAGCAAGTTTAGGATACTTTGAAGATGATTTTTTTCTAAATATTGATAAAAAATTAGTAAATTTACTAGATTTAAATCCTTTTATTGGAGAGAATATGCAAGGGCAAAAGTATCTTATTGGTCAATACTATAAAGAACATCATGATTTCTTTACTCCTTTTACACCTGAATTTAAAACTTACTGTGAATGGATGGGGCAAAGAACTTGGACTACAATGATTTATTTAAACGATGTAAAGAAAGGAGGGGAGACATATTTTAAACATCTTAAATTAAAAATTAAACCACAAAAAGGATTATTAATAGCTTGGAATAACTTATTTTTCAATGGAATACCTAATTACAAAACACTTCATGAGGCTTTACCTCCTGTTAGTGGAGAAAAATATATAGTTACTAAATGGTGGAGAAGCTGGAGCCTTATTTAATTACCATTTAACTTTATGTGACCAATATCGAGCTGACATCTTATCTGGATTTTTATCTTGAGCATCATGTCTAGCATAATAAGATTTCTTTCTTGCTTTTTCTTTAGCTGTCTTTGGATTTTTACCAGCCCCTTCTACTCCCTGTTGACCAAATCTTATTAATTTTTCTTTACCATTCTCACATGCTTTTACTACATGAGACTTTGTTTTGTGACTAGGAGTCTTTCTAGGTTTATTACATTTCAAATGTTCTTTTGAAAGTTTCTTAGCTTTTGCCCTCTTCGACATCAGTTCTTTCTTTATTAGAAGTCATATATGTCATTGTAGCTCTAAGATGCCATTGGTTTTTTTTGTGTACTCTTCCACGCTCTACAGCTAAATCCTGAGTAAGATCATCTCCTATCATGCCAGCATACTTTGCTAATTCTTCAAAACAACTGGCAAGCATGTCATGAGCAATACTTAAATCTAAAATAATCTTATCTTGATCAAATGGATCAGTAATATCTATATCTTTTATTCTTGATGATAATAAATCAACAACACTAGCTGGTGTCATTATGTTTATAGATCTTATGTGCTCGGCTATATTATCTATACCTTCTACCATTTCAGTTTGTATATCTCCTGTAAGAAGATGAATTTGATAAAATTTTGACCCTAGTAATCCCCAATGTACTACTTGAGTTTGATTCTGAACCATTACAGAATCTCTTAAGCACTGCACAAGATGCTCATTAACTAGTTGAGCGTCCTTTGGATTTACATTTGACATTAAGTAATCTTTATCTGTCCTGATTGTATCTTAGATTTTAAATCTTGACCTGGTTTCCCATATAAAGCAATATCTCCTTCTTTGATACCTCTTGCTTGTAC